CGTGGTAACGTCATATTTGAGAATAAAAAAATATTTATTTTTACTTTCAAAAAAAAACTTCTATACGGAAATAACTTTTATTGACAAAAAAGGGCGGTTTCCTAACTTTTTTCTATTTTATTAATTTAAAGCAAAAGTTACTTTTCCCTTGACACTAGTATATTTATGGGATAATAAGGGATAAACAGAAAGGATTATTATGAAAACGTATATATTCAACGTTCCGTGTTCCGCGCAGTATGAAGTATTCGCCGAGGACGAAGAACAAGCAAGAAAGATACTCGAAGTTGGAAGAGATTCAAGAATATTTTTATCTGACTTAATTGATGATGATATTGTCAAAACAATACTCGAAGACGAAGATTATAAGAAAGCAGACCTTGTAGAAATAGAGGAGAGATAATGGAAAGAACAGAAATAGGTATTGGTAATATGCGTATCGACGTGGTCGATGATAACGCTGTATATATCAATCTAAACGGGTACACCTACTATATTGACGATTCAACAAATGAGCAAATATTCAAGAAATATATAGAGGATAATGATCAAATAATAGAGAAACACAAGTGAGACAATTTGTCCATTGTCCGTGTTCCAAAATTATGGTATCAATACCAAATGAACAGAAAAGACATAGAAGATTTATATGGGGACGATGAACCCAATATACTTTTTGCTGACGGATTTGACGCTGCTATTTCTGGCGTCATATGGGATGGAGAGAGAACAAGAGTAGTGTACGAAATGGAATCAATTTTAGAAATTCTCACAGTTCGTGATAGCATGACCTATGAGGAAGCAGTCGAATTTTTCGACTATAACATTGCGGGATCACATATGGGAGAGTATACACCCTTCTATTTGGAAACGTAATAACAACAGGAGAAAGAAATGGGCAGATTTAAAGATTGGGTTATGGAAATGCAAGATGACGCTATGGATATGGAACTACAAGAGTTTGTTGATAAACACGGAGAAGTTAATATTGATATATGGCGTGATGTTAATGACCCATTTTACGAAAAACCAATTATTTATGATCCAATTTAATGATTAAATACCCAATGGTCCTTGTTACGTGGTACGATGCCAAAGACGGACAAACCGGTTGGCATAGTGTCACCGACGTACAAAAAGAACCACTGGCTGTATGTCATTCAATGGGTTGGATGGTAACACACAACGAAACAAAAATAGTGATCATGGCAGACTATTCGAAATACGATTTAGAACAAGATGGCGGTCGTCATATTGCGATACCAACAGGGTGGGTGAAATCAATCGCTTATCTTGATATAAGTTATACGAAAAAGGAGAATGCATGAAACGATTAAATACAGAAGAAGGAAGACCTTTTAAAGCAGGAGATGTAAGAGAAGATGGGTATAGGTTTGATTCCTATATGTACAAATTTATTAAACAAGACGGGTTTTATAGAGAAAAATGGAGAAATGAAGTTAATTGGAATAAGCATCTAAAAGATTCAAGCGACAGACACATTAGAATGAAAAAAGAAATAACGGCTGTAATAGATAAAATAAAAATTGGGGATAAAAATTGGTTAAATGATATACCAGAAGAAATAAAAACTAAAATTAAAAAGTTAGGTATTCTAGAATATAACGGATGTACTACGTGTGGCCACGACAATCCTAAGCATTTAGATTTTCATCATCGCGATGCAACAACAAAAGACAAAGACATAAGTAAATATTGGCGATCAAGTTACCGAGAATTTTTAAAGGCATATAATGAAATGTTTAAATGTGATGTGTATTGTTCGCACCATCACAGAGATATAGAGAGCGAAATAAAAAATAGATCAATATTAGGAGATTAACTATGAACATGGATAGATTATTACAATCAGTTAAAAAACACGAAGGCTACAGAAACAAGGTGTACTTAGATACCTTAGGCAAGAGAACCGTGGGCGTCGGGCATTTGTGTGTGGAGGACTTTTGGGAGGATGATAAGGAGTATGAAGAGAAATTTCTCATGACTATACTCGAACATGACCTACAAACCGCTATAAAAGGCGCTGAGAGGCTTTTAAAGGGTTGCGATATACTAGACAGCCTTGCAAAAGAAATCATTATAGAGATGGTGTTTCAGCTAGGAGAAACAGGGGTAAGCAAATTTAAGAATATGATCAAAGCATTAGAAGATGGTCCTGATTACCAGACGGCGGCAATCGAAATGCTTGACTCAAAATGGGCAAAACAAACACCGCAAAGAGCGGAGGGTATGAGTTCAGAAATGGCTGGACTTGGTTGATGATTTCTATGATAATATGAAGAAGGAACAGGAGCTATTAAATATGAGCTACAAGGAATCCGTTCGGCAAAAAAGAAAAAGGAAAGAGAAAGATAAAACAAAAAAACAAAAAACATGGGAGGACTATATGCCTTTTTATTCACAATGGTACTGGATGCATGATTGGTTAGGACGTAAATGTAAAGCTTGGTATCACGGGCCAAGAATTGACTGGATGTTTCTAGAAAGATGGGAAAAGAAAAAGAAAAATAAAGAAAAAAAGAAGAAATGAATATATTTATAATAACAGGAATGGTTGTAATTATACTATTATTGGCTTTTATTGCTCTTATGATTTATGTCATAGGAGAAAAAATATCCCAAAAATAAAAAAAGGTTGATTTAGTATATCGTTTAGGTGTATAACTAAAAGCTTACACCCAAAACAAAGGAGAGACTATGACGGCGGAAGAAATGCAAAGTGTTATCGTATATTTAACAGATAAAATAGAAAAATTAGAACAACAAAAACTGTGTGAATGCGGTAAAAATGAAGTATCTACCCCTGAATATAAAACAACTCCTAAACAAATATTTACAACAAATTATGATGAAGACGAGGAATGCTTAACGTGTTCAGCTTAGCTCTTCTTCCTTCTCCACATTTATCTTTAAACTCTCTCTTTTGCATGAATACTCCTATCTTGGCTCCATTGTTGAACTTTACCGCGCCAATAATCTTTCTCTTTACGATCTAACTGTTCCCAACGTGCGCGTCTAAATCCATCTTTATCAAATTTATATCGTAAATTTTTTGCTTGTTTATCATATTTAGTTTCAATTAACTCAGACATTAAGACCTTTGACAGGGGTTTCAGCAGTGAAATGTACATTAAAAGCCATAGAACGACGTTCTCCTTCACTTCTAAATGGATATACTTGGTGTGTTAACCAACTAGGAAAGATATAAAAGTCTCCTACCTCTGGTTTTGCTAAAAAACTATGCCTTGCAAAATGATTTGGTACAGAACCTATAAACTCTAAACAGCCTGCAGTAGGATGATGATCTTCTTTTGCATACTCTTCTTCAAACTTGGGAGGTATTTTCAAAAAGCATACGCCCGATAAATTAGAATCGTGAATGTGTATCGGATTAAAATCGCCAGCCCACTGACTAACAGCCCAAACACGAAACGCAACTTTTGTTCCCTCTGGAAGAAAATCAGGAAGTATTCGTTTCGTATATTCTTGCGATATTGTTGCAAGAAATTCTGGTAAACCTTCTATTGCACCGTGGTTAATGCTTATTTCTTTTTTAACATTGCCGGCAAGATTATGACTCCAGTCACGATCTTTACTAACTTTTTCATCTCCTAATACACTATCGGTTTGCGCATTAAGTGCATCAACATATAATTGTGGTAGTTTAGTTTTTAATATACTTGGTCCAAAAGGTTGATATATATCAAAAGCTATTTGTACTTCTTCTGTTTTAACCATCAAATCTCTCTGGATTTTTTGATAATTCTTTTTCGTGTTGTATCCACAATTTACGTCCTTCTTGAACCATCATGTCCCACTCTATCGCATCAAATTCTTTCACAGAACCATCTGTGTAATATACTCTTACGCGGTTTATAGTTTCCCCAGAAGTGGGGTGAGGGGCTTGGAATTTAATAACTCCACTAACTATTTTTTTTCTTTTTTGCATTATCTACTGGAGGAATTTTAGATTCATTAAATAATGATTTAACATCTGCTAAAGCTTCTCTAACATCTACTTTTTCCATAATAATATTTTTCAATTCTTCTATATGATTAGCATGATCAAAATCTTTGCTCGTAATATAAGTAGGATTATTTACTAATAAAATTTCTTTCGCTTCAAGTTCTGATAACTCTCCGTTAAGTTTGTGTAAAACAGCACTATATAATGCTGATTTAATTTTTAATTCACTCTGTTCTGACATGATTATCCTCTCTATTCTGTAATGTTGGTTTGCTTTCTTCTTTATCAATTAAATAACGTAAAAAAGAAGCAATAGACATATAATTTTTGTCTGCGGTCACCCTTGCTCTTTTATATGTATCTATATTGATAGCGACAGACTTATATTTTGTAATATCAGTCATTCTCTTTCTCCTATATTTAGTATATTTATTCATACAAAGCCATACATATGGGATTTTATAAAAATGTCAAGGAAATATTAAGTTTTTTTATTATTATTATAGTATTTCCATATTTCGTCAGATTTAAAAATATGAGGGTATTTTTCAAACAAACCTAATGTTACCATTAATAATTTTTTTGTATACTCTGGGTCAATAGCATAGTTTTTTAAACTTTTTACAACTGAACGAACATCTACATTATCATCTATATATTGTTTTAAACGAATCTCTCTGTATTCTTTAAAAGCACTAGAAGTATTAAGCAATGCAACATAATCAGAAACACTTTCACATTTATTACCATATATTTTTAATATTACATCGCTATTTAAAGATTTAATATGTGGTTCTGTTTCATCTGTTTGTATAATTCCATAATAATTATTTGCCTCTAGAGCAAATCTAGAACGTCCCCAATCAGATTCTAATATGGCTTGCGCCACACTAATAACTACAATGACTCTATAATATGGTTCAATAACAGCATTATTTAATATAGTACATTCTGCAATACCTTGAACAAATTGATCTCTTGGATTTATACTATAATTAAAATCAAATCCATTTAACATTGGATTGCATAATAAAAATAATGTTGCACACAGTTCTTTAAACATCATCTTTCTCCATAAACGCGTATTCTACCTTTAATTGTATCTGTTCCGGTGTCCGTTGTCGACATATTTTTGTACCGGGCCTCCAACTCTTGCGGTAACTGGTGGTTTTTACGTCTATTTTTCTTACTTCTCCTGTCTTTTTATGCACCAAAACCATATCTATTGGACCAGAGCCTTGCACATTACGAAATACCCAGTAATCTTCTTGCAAAAATTTTATAACGGCTTTAAATTCGCTAACGTCACCTATTTTTTGTTTATCTCGCCCCATGATGGTCCTATCTCCATGTCTACTTTTAAAGGCACTTTAAGTTCAACTGTGTTTTCCATTACTTCCTTGATTCGTGTTGCCTGTTCCTTGCTCTCAATAGAACAGTTCAATTCATCGTGTACCTGTATATGTGAAATAATACCCTCTTCATATAAATCTATCATTGCCTTCTTTGTCATATCAGCACTAGATCCTTGTATTAACCTATTCAACGCTTTGTATGTCCATGCTCGTTTTAAGTCACTTCCATATTCTCGTTGTGCATCAACTAAAGGTAATGATTTATGAATACCAAATGCTCGCGGTTCCCATTTATCAAAACGACATTTGCGACCAAGTAATGTCCTAAGATACCCTACATTATCTGCTTTCCGTGTTGCTTGTTCCATTAACTGTTTAACAAAAGGTACATTCGCATGAAACTTAGCAAATAAATCTTCTGTTTCTTCTTTATCTAAACCAAGTTCACTGGATAATTTACCTTTACCCATACCATACATCATACCAAGGTTAATTGTTTTCGCTGTACGTCTATCTATACCCGCCATATCAGCAACGGCTTGATGGAAGTCTGGATCTTCTGTCTTATATGATTCAATAACTTCATCTGCACCTTTTAATCCGCCTCCTGTGAGCGCGGCAAAATGAACTAATACTCTTGGTTCTTGCTGTGAATAATCAAAGCTACCCCATGTACAACCCTCATTTGGTACAAAAATGGACCTAATTAGAGGTCCTATCTCCTTGTTTCGTGATGGAATCTGCTGTAAATTGGGATTTGAGTACGAAAATCGTCCTGTTACGGTACCACCTGTGTCTCCTCTCATCTGATGTATGTCTGCATGAATGCGACTTTTATAAGAATGACGAAGAATAGTATCAATAAATGTAGTCCTAGCTTTATTCGTTTCTCTCGCAGTCACAATCATCTTAGCTAAAGGATGCTTATGACTTACAAGAAAGTTTTTATCAAACTTTGGTTGCCCAGACTTCTCTGTTACTTCATATTTAATTTTTAATTTATCAAATGCTTTGGCTACACTAACTGCCGCCCAAATATCAACATCAACATTTGTATCTTTTTTAATTTGTCGTAACACTTTAGTCTCTTGTGCTTGTAAGTTTTTCTTAATCTTCTCTGCTTTTTCTAAATCAACGCGTACACCGTTCCATTTCATATCTATTAAACATGGTAGTAACCGTGTTTCGAGATCAAATATACTTGTTAACTCTTGCTTAATTAATTCTATTTTAAAAAACTGCCATAGTCTTAATGTGAGGTCTGCGTCTTGCTCTGCATAAGGACCAACATACATAGCGGGTAATTTATACATCTCTGCTTTTGCATCGACGCCCCATTCTTTTGCGGCTTCATACAATAACCCTTCTGACTTTGTTTCTTTTAAATAATCTTTACCTAACTCGTTTAGTGAATATCTAAATCTATTCTCATCAACTAATGGTGCGGCAATCAACGTATCAATAATACGTCCTTTAACTTCTAGTCCCCACCAACGTAGCCAACCTACATCATATTGTGCATTGTGAAAAATTTTATCACAAGGTAAATCTAATATCTTTTTAATTTGTCTTTTTAAAATCTTTTCATCAAAGTTGCCACCACCTTCATGCTGAATAGGAAAGTAACCTTTCCAACCTTCAACTGCTATAGCAATACCTGCAATGTAACCATTATTAGTTGCCCAACCGGGGCCTGTTTGTTTTATTCCCGGATCATATGTTTCTAAATCAATCGCAATTTCTTTTGCATCAGAAAGATTAGGTACATCTTCCGGAGGAGTCCACTCACTTGGAGTTTGAAATAATGGAATTTGTACCATGCTATTCCTTATCGTTTATTTCACCAGCTATTGCCGCATATCCCGCCATGTCTATGTAACAATCTTCTGTTGGTTTGTGTTTAATTCTTGCTACTTTTACAAGCAACATACAAATAGCAACATTGTGTGCTGATATTTCATAATCTAAAAAAGAACTCCATAGTTTTGCAATGTTCTCATGATTAATAGTTTTGTCACCGTAGTCTCTTTCTCTTGGTCCTCTTACAACCTTAATAGTTTTTTCTAAATATTCTCTAGTGTTCATCTTTCTCCTTAATAGCTTGTAAATCATTATTAAGTAATCGTAAATCAAGTAATAATATTTTTAACTCTCTATCTACTTTTTCACGATTTAATTTTGGTAATTCTGCACGTATTTTTTTAACTTGTTTTTCTGTTACACTTACTTGTTTCAAAGCAGTTTCTATTGTAAACATTAAAATGCCTCCGTAAATTCTCTGTCCGATTGTGATCTTACAATGTTCAAAGTGTTTTTTGCCCGCGTCATTCCCACATAGAATACACGTCTTTCTGCATCTCGCTGTTTCCAATATTCAGCATCAGTCTTACGAGATAAATCTGTTAATAACATAACATTATCTGCTTCACCACCTTTTGATCCATGTATAGTAGATAGCTTGATCCGTGGTGCGCGTTTAATGTTTTCTTTACGACGCAATACGGCTCTTACATATGTTGCTTTTGGCAAAGGTATATTTCTTAGAGCATCAAACCAAGGCTTCTCTTTATTGACAGATAATCCGTAGTCCGATACCAATGTATCATAGGTATATAATTTTTCTTTATTAACATTTTTCATTTCTTTAAATTCTTTCGATACACCTCTACCTGTTACAATATAATTATAAAATGAACGAACGGCTTTAATATCAACTGCTTTTCCTTTTCGTACATCTTCCCACGCAAGAATAGCTTGGTGTATTCTTTTATTAATAGAGGTACGGTCTCCTCTTTCATAAAAGTAACCATAAATTTTTAAATCTTCTTCTAACTTATCTAAACGATATCTATCTCTTGCAAGCACTAACCAATTACCTTCTTTCATTTTTTGTAATTGTTCTACAGGATAAATGTTTACTTCTCCTTTTTCATCTCTTGAGGTCCACTCTTTATCAACTCTATCCTCTATACGGCTAATAAGTTTATTAGCTTTTGCATGAATTAACTTTGGTAAACGATAAGATTTATTTAAAATAGTTCGTGTTCCTTCCATATTCATTAGGTATTCTGGTCTTGCACCAGCCCAACGATAAATTGCTTGATCATCATCGCCCGCTATGTAAACACGTTTTGCATTTGATATAACTCTCTCAACCATTTTCCATTGTAACCAACTAAGATCTTGTGCTTCATCTATTATAACAACATCAAAGTTTGGAATTAAATCATAATGTTGTTTGTTAAAGTCAACAATCATGTCTGTCATATCATATTTATTTCTTGCTCTTTTATATTTAATTAAAGATTCATCTATGTATTTTAGTTTTGGTAATCCGCCGGGTAAATGTCCTGTGTTATGATCATTAAAAAAGTTTTCTGTTGTAAGTCCTCTTATCTTTGCTCCATCTATTATCTGCATAAATATATCATCGGGAAAACCAACACCATATGATTTTATATTTTGATTAGGATTACTTAATTTTATTTGTAACTTATTAGATATATAACGATAGTCATTATCATCCATTATGTTTTCATCTTTTAAATGTAACTCTCTGTACGCCAAACTATGTAGTGTACGAAAGTTCATAAAGTCTTTTGTATTATAATTTAATTGTGAAACTGCTCTTGATAATGCTTCATCTGCCGCTTGATTAGTAAAAGCAAGATACGCAATCTTATTAGGATTAACTTTATTTTCACGCAACTCTTTTTCTACAATGTGTAGTAAATGTGTTGTCTTACCTGTTCCGGGTGGACCAAAAATTATATTTCTATGCATTAAAAAGGTGTATCCTCATCCATGTTTGGTGTTTCAAAATCATCTGCGTTTTTCTTTGTCCAAGGTAAATACCAAAGATAAGACATCTTACCTTTTACTCTACGCCTTATATCGCCGCCGCCTAACTTGTTTCGAATGTGCGCTGTCATCTCTGTTGTATTAAAATCTTTAAAATCATTCTTCTTTAAAAACTTTTGTAACCACTCAGATTTGAAGTAGGCTGTCATTTTTTGGCTCTTGCCTTCTGTATCTACATATTCTTTTTCTTCAAATAATGCTTTACCCATATCTATTTCATCTATGTTTTCTGCATGTCCTTGGTCCTCTAAGAAATGTGCAAGTAAGTTTTCAAATCTACCTGTCTTCGTAATCTCTGTAGGCATTTGTATAACTTCAACCACTTGTAGTAATGCTTGTATACGACTATCCCAATCATTAGGTCTCATCATGTTTGGCATTTCATTAATTTCATTTAGACATGCTCTACGAAATTTATGTTGATCATATAACTGCTCTGTAGATAATTTTAATCGTCTACCATTTATATTTAAAAACCAAATTGATTCATCACTTTCAAACTTTGTTAAATCACTTACTTGATGCTCAAAAGAATTACCTATTCCGTATTGTTTACCTCTACATAAGTTCTGTGAACACATAGCGGCCATAGGTTGGTCTTTACATTTGTATTGATAATCTTTTTTCTCATGTTGATTTATTGTTTTTAAAACTTGTTGAGAAGGTAGCGGTGGTTCCATGTGTTTATGATTAAATTCATCTATTTTACCTTGCCAATCATCTGGCCACTTCTTTTTTGCATAAACTGCATATTGATATAATGTATTATCTCTTCCGCCTTGTGGTATTCCTTGCGACATTAAAGTAGCTATACAAGGTGGACCATCCTTGAACTCTTCTTGATTTTTTCTTTTAACTTTAAATTCTTTTAAATCTTTTTCGGTCGTACAATAAGTATCATATAGAGAAAAGAAAGTATCCAAACTAACCCCAGTACCATCATCATTAACGCTATGCCTAAAACTATCATCGCCGCCGAAATAGGGAAGATTAAGAAAGTTTCCAGTGTCTCCACGATCTGCTTTAATTTCAATTTGCTTTGGAAATATTTCACAATTTGCATAACCTAACTCTCCCGCCCATTCTTGTAGTTTATCACGTACAAGCTTTGCTTGCACTGGTTCTTTTAAAAAAAGAAATACATGTGCACCATTACTCTTTGATTTGCACAAAACTAAAGGTAACTCTAATTCTCTTACTTTTCTTATTATTTTTTTATGATCTAAAGGATACGTATCAATATCTATGCAACCCCATATACATTTTGAATTATCTCTTATTGGTATTATACCAAGACTTGGTTCTTTTTTATTTAAATGATCGATCCATAATTGATCAGTAACAGGTGCTTTTTTAATAAAAGCTTGACCACCAGCTTTTCCATTTACTTTTTGACCATCACTTTTATATTGACCATAGGCTCTATCTAACCCATAAAAAATACTTTTAAACTTTTTAACTCTTTCTTCCATATACTTCCATAAATGTAAAGGGGCGG